TTAATTTTTCAACTTTCTTATGATCTATTTTCATCTTTCCTCCTTTTTAGCTCTCATAAACGATTTATGTAATTGTTCTTGTCTAAACAATTCCTTATCTATCTGTCTAATCCTTATCTCCGACACCACAAATAAGATAAATCCGAATATCAACAAGAAAAGACCAATATACAAGATTAAACTATAGTCTATCATTCTTCCCCTCCAAATATAATTTCTGTAAATTCATTTTCAGCATTTTCACAAGAAATTAAATTTATTTCTGTTAAAATATCACCTTCCCAAGTGGATATTTCTTTACCTCCCCAAGTGCAAATTTTAAAAGATACCTCACCACTTTTAGTTTTTTCTAGTTTTTTTAGTTTAGTAATTAACTCTTTTATTTTCATTTTATTTCCTTTCTTTTTTTCTTTCTAACCTTAACTTATATTTATTATAGTACACTCCACCTACACAACTCAAGATATTTCTCAAGGTCTGTTCCATGAGCCTTTTTACATTATCTTGAGTTGGTAAATTTTTTTTCATTTTTTCTCCTCTCCTATCAAGATCGTATTAGAATTATCTAACTCCATCATTACACTTTCAACAAAATTTTCTTTTGTATTGTGTTCTTTTTTTTCAAAAATGTAATATTTTAAACACTCTTCAACTACTTCTTTTATTCTTTCTCTTGTATACATTTTTTCTCCTTTTTATTTTTTAAATATAAAGTTAATATTATCGTGTTTATTTAAATTTTGAATAACATTGATTAACTTTTTTATATCAACCTCATTATTCAAAAT